AGAGATGGCTGCGTATAGAACCAGAGCATTCCACCCTTCTCAAGGATCCAGTCTTTAGTCTTGAGAGCATCGGTGGAATTACGGAACATTCTGTCTAGTCGTTGAAAGACAATGATGTCGCCGCGTTCTAACTTGTAGAGCACAAGCCTACCAGCAGGGCGTTGATCCATATGAGTACCGCCGCTGGTGTCATGGTCGTAGTGCCAATGGCTCTCGTCCCATGTGTAGTCGCTGAACCTTTCGCGTATCAGGCTCATGCAGTTATCGTACTGTCCTTGTTCTGTCAGTTCTTGATCTTCTGTAGAAGCTCGACCGTATGCATATACGTTGGGCATGTTTACCTCCGTTTGTATATTAACAAATAAAAAAGCGAGGACGCAACCCGTAGGTCACGCCCCCGCTTCCCTTCCCTAATTCATATTGTCCATGCTTCGCCGCATGGAACTGAAGAACTTTCTCCTATTCTGTGTGATGACAACATCAGCAGCAGAAAGAAACAGTCCAAGCATTACCTTGACACAAGTACCGTGAGGTAAGACATTGACGTGATCTACTGAGTACATGCCAACCTTGTAGGAGGCACGTGATAGAGCACGTAATGCTAGCTGATTGTCCGGTGGACACTCGCACTCAACCTCATCGTACTGTTTGCGAATGTTTTCAAGTTCCTTCTTGAATAACATTTCGCCAAGTCGCTTGGGCTTGCCAATGTACTTGACAACAAACGACTGGATGTATTGAGCATTATACTCAAGCATTTCCTTATGATCCATAAGTGTTGTACTCCTCATCTGCAATCCACGTGTTAGGCATAGGCTCGTAGTGCATCGCAAGCGCTTCGAGCATGTCAGGGTCATGATTGTACATGTCTCTGATGATATGCACAGGTACACCAAGCGCCTCAAGTGTCTTGGCGTTCTCGTAGTCAACAGCAAGAGCAGACACAGGCAGGATGCTCTCGGTATCGTATGCGATATCAAAGAGCCTGTCGTGCTGCACACGCTCAGCATGCTCGATTGAGTCTTGCTGTGCTAGTCGTGTTGACTGGGTAGAACGAGCAGCATTACACGCAGCAGGCACTGTACTAAACGTAGTAGTGTGCGTGCGCTTAGGTGGCAAGCTGTACGTCGTTGCAGCGTACGGCTTGTACGAAGTGTTGGAGTACAGATGACCATCCGTGTGAGTAACCCAGTCTTTGTCATTCCATAGGTAATGCTGACCTGACGTATCGAGGAAAGCAATCTTGGAATAACCGATGTACTTCTCAGCCATGAGCTTGATGCCTGCGTTGTCAACGAGGTCAGCACCAAGCTGATCGTAGATAGGCTTGAGCACATGTTCATTGAAGTTGTATGTGTCAGATCTATCTTTGATAGTCATCGGACATGAGATCGTGCCGTTGTGCATAAACACAAGGTCTCCGCCAACACGGAACGGATGACAGTTGCCTTGATCAAGCGCACCGCCTGTTGACTTGCGGAAGTGGATAAGCAGCGTGTGATCCTCATACTGCTCAACCTCACGAGCGAAGTGCTCGAATGACGTAATGTCTTTGACAACAGTCAACGAGTTGCCATCGTCTTGAGCAAGTGAAAAGCCCCAGCCATCGGGATGGACTTTGTAACAGTGTTTGTATGTTTCCATATCAAACTTAACATCGAAAGGTTTAACAATCGCAATACACATTTTAATACCTATGGGGTAAAAGGAAGGGGAGAAACGTTTGGGAGACGGAAGCCCTGCGCTACCGTCTCGTGAATTGGTTGACACATAGCCCATGCAGCAAACGGATAGACATGCTTGTGCTTGGACAGATATGCACCGATGTGACGTGCGGTCACATGTGGTGCGGTTCGCATTGGACATTGACGGAAGTAGCTAAGCCATACTTCAATCATCTGCATGTTGGACAGGATGCGTATCGGATTGGCCGATGAACGAAACAACCTGAACTCCATCAAGTTCTGGCGAAGCTTGAAGTGCAGAGGTGAGTACTTGGATTCATTCTCACCCTCAGTACTAGAAAAGCCACGCGTCGTTGTGCGCCAGCCATTGGCGAAGTGACGCATGCCATAGCTGCGCTGCTGCAAATACGTACTCGACCTCCTGCCGCCGAGTGACTCATAGTCTTCGGACGAACAGTTGTTGAGAAAGTACGCAAGCTTGACCCATGTCAATGGCTCAGCATTCATTTGGCATACAGTAATGTGCATGCCGCATGATTCGTTGAACCACGTGTGAGACTCTGGCAACCAAGTGCTGAACTGATTGAAGCCATCATCGTCGGTCGTTCTTCCGTATCGTGCCTCACACATAGCGCCAAGTAACTTGAGCAGGTATGACTGCGGCTTGCCGTGTAGCGCAGGCCAGTCAAAGGAGAGTGACTCCTCCATGCCCATCGTGGACGAAAGCAGCAAACGATAGTGATCAGCAAATGTTGCTGGTATCGTAATGATCTCGCCACGATTAGTGCCACGTATACTCCCGTCATCAACAACACGCATGAAGTCAGTGGACACACAGCCAGTATCCTTCATGGTTATTGCGTTGCGCCACATCGCATTGGCACGTGTGATATGGCTCGGCTCAAGATCGGATGTCTCTATCTCCAAGCCGAAGCGCATTATCCTTTCGGCACGAGAGGTAACACCTGATGGCATTGATGCATGCATGCGTCGTTGCAAAGGACGAGGAGTGCGAAGTGAACTTTGTCGAGATGAGTAGCTACACTCACATTCACTCTCAACCTCTCCGCAATCATCGCACAATGCCTCATGGCATATACAAGACATGCGTTCGCAGTCATAACAGCAATCGCAAGGACGATCCTCAGTCATCTCGTCCCATTCGCAGTCGCAGATATAACATGATATTATATCTCGATCTGGTGGATCTTCTATCTCAGGCATCATCAGTTCCTCCTATAGGGTGCCTACGGTTTCAAAGTATTCAACGAAATCTGGATACGCCTCGCGTCTGTCGCTTTGCTCAAGACACCAGCAGTACAGGTGCTTAAGCTTGCGCTGGCCAGCGTTGCGAAGACTTACCTCACGCAGGTAAGACAAAGAGCAATCAAGTGCTTGAAGAACAGTTCCGAATACGTGGAAGTTGGCGATGTCAAGCAGCTTTACCTTGATGTGATTGCGATTCATCAAGTGAAACATCGAATCGGAGAAGCGGAACTCACGTGGCACACGAGTGTGATGTGAGATACCTACATTCTGATCGATGTATGGGATCTCAGGCGCACGACGTATGTAATCAGCACCGCTACACATACGAGAGATAGGACGACCGCCAATCGTATCGTGAACACTGAACAGCGACGTCTCGTTCTGCAGTAACGCATACTCCCAGAACGCTAAGAACTTAGGCAGTAGCGTGGGAGAAAAGTCACGACGATCAAACACAAACGTGAATGAACCTGAGTCCCAGCGGCGCATCAACTGCGATGCCAGCTGCCACGCATTGGCCTGCGTAGCAAAAGGTACAGGCGCAGTCTCAACAACGATGTTACGACGACGCAGTGTAGGTGCGAACGCAAACAGATCGTTGTGCGTCGCTTTGACATTGGCGTAGCTGTTGAGGTTAAACAACAGGTCACAAGCTAACGCCTGTTGTCGCAGTTCGCAAATTGATTCCGTCTTACCATCGAAGATAACACCAATCTTTGTTGGTGCTTTCTTGTTGTAACGATACGGCTTAGAGCCGTGCGTTATATGAAACCGTCGATGACGTGAGCCATCAGGTATCAGGCCGTAATGAAAGTTCATTCCATCAGCCATCGGACGATCGGCCTCATAGCCGACGACCTTGATGTCGTACATGTAGTTCAGCTGCATACGTGTCTCCTCAGGCACGTTGGCACCAGCTGGACATGGATGTATGTGGCCACCGCACTTATGACACTGAGCGTATATGTCACGCGTCCAGTGATCTGGTCTGCACTGACACAAACGACCAAGTCCCATTGGCAGACCTGATAGCTGTGAAATCGCAAGTGATGAAGCAGGCATAGTAATTCCTTTAGGGGTAGGGAAAAAAGAAAAGGGCCGGGCAGCAACGAGCTACCCGACCCAGCTACTAATAGAAAAGTGTCTAGAAATTAGACACCTGATGATCGTGGCTTGCGAGAGTTGTACAAGCGAGTGAATACCTCACTGCCTGCACGTGCTCTCGAGTAGCCGTTGTCCTTGCAGCGATCTTGGATCTGCATGCGGACACGCTTAGGTGTAGTGGAACACATGCGCTGCGTCATCTTCGCTTGCGCTTTCTCGTCCCACTTGCCACTGTCCCACATGTTGTAAACCCACTGGCCTAAGCCACTGAGTACACCAACATGTATCGCATTGACATCTTCCATATCACCCCACGCATCGACGATCATCTGAAGAGTCTCGTCAAGGACACCGATATGATTGAGACGTTGGACGCAGCCGATAGCCTTGATGTTAGGCCAGCCACTGCTGCCAGTCTCGAACCCGTGTCGCTTGATGGTTGCATGACACTGACGCGCAGTCTTGTCACCCTCAACAAGCAACGCACGGTACAACTCTAATGGAGTGACCTGCTTACGAGTTTTGGCAGAGTTGCAGATACGAAACAACTCAGCTTCGTGCGCCCTGCCAGTGGACTCAGTAACATGACACGGCCATTGATCGTAGCCAAGCTGACGCAACGCCTCAGCCTGATGCTGTCCATCAATGATGTACATGCTACCGTTCTTACGACGTGCAACCTTGATAGCACTGATAGCTTCAGGGTTGAAGTTGTTCACGATCTGCCTGACGTGTGCTTTCTTGAGCATACGCTGGTAAGCAACAGCAGTCTTGAGTTCGGACAACTTGACACGTCGAATCTTAAAAGAAACTTTACGCATTAGAAATACTCCTTTTATGCGTGGTATAGAAAAGGGTGGGCAGCAACGTGCCACCCACCCATGAATCGGATCCGCTATTTAATAGAGCCAAGCACCTCCTCTCTTGCTTCGAACATAAGTGCATCAACATGTAGTTGATAGCTAGCAGTCTCAGCTTCCTGCTGAGTACTGAATGGGCCGACGGGTTCACTGCCACCTGCTGCATACACATACGTGTACCAGCTACCAGTCAACTCGGACTGCATAAGCACAGCGATGTTGCGCTCATGTGGTGTATGTAACTCAACGCACTGCGACATGCGTTCAAGGTCATGATCTAATACATGGGAAGTAACCAAAACAAACCATCCTTTCTTAAAGAAAAAGGGGCGCAGCACGTAGGTAGAAAGAAGACGAAAGACCCTACGCACCACGCCCCAGCGGAGATATTACAAGCTGCCGTGATACTGTTCGATCAGGTCAGCTAACTGGGAGAAGTCAAGCTTGCCGAGTGGCGACGTGCCATCATTGAGTTCGACAAGTGACGTAACAATACGCTTGCCATCACCATCACGAATGATGATCTGGCCATGCGGCGATGAGATGTGAGCCCACGACATTACCTCGCGTGGTAACACACCACCATCTGGTTCGTCAGTGTGTGACGAGCGAAGGACAGTGCCATCAGCAGCATCCTCGTACACACAGCACAACACACCGAGAACGTCATGCTTCTTAGCATGCTCACGATGTGTGAAGATACGCAAGAACTTCTTGCACTGAGTGTAAGTACCACTACGCAACGCACTGACCCATCGACCTGCAACATTACTATTCATAAGAATTAACTCCGTTGTTAAATGAAGCAAGGCCAGACAGCAACACACTGCCTGACCTGCTACATATAGAAAAGTGCCTAGAAAATAGGCTTATTTGTTTTTCTTCTTTTTCTTTGTTTTGATTGGCTTGGCGGACATGGATCCATCCTCGTCAATCTCATCTACCTCCCTTCTTCCTACGTACTTGTAGTACAACTGCATGACTGGGGTGAGCGCACCGAAGTAGGCGCTGTCCTCATCCTCGTCAACTATGAACGTGCCGAATGAGTCCAACTCATAGCACTCTATGTACTGCTTACCTTTCCTCTCAGTCAGGTTAGTACACCATCGATGCTCGGGTGGACCGTCGTCGAAGGCTCGCACCTCACCATCCAACGGACCACCACTGATCTTCACGATCACAACGTCACCCTCACGTGGGCAATCATGTCGTAACTCCATTACTCCATCCTTCCTTCGGGATAGTAGGGAAACCTTCGGGTGTTAACCCGCAAAGAAACTCAAGGTCAGCTTTGCCAGTAGTTGTATCTACATTCAGCGGCATGTCCTTGTACCAATAGGTATGGATCACCTTACCGTACACGTTTGGTATGGTAACGCGCCGGTATCCATCACCTTCGATATGATCCAGCACAGCTAGATGCTCTTCATCACGAACAGGAAGCATCGATCCATCGACTACGCCATGCTCGTGACACTCAAGACATACATGCATGTTGTTGTATGCCTTTTTAACTTTGACTACGTTAAACAAGGTGGCTGGCTTCTGATCTTCACGACTCAGAATGCCATACACAAAGATGTAGTCAGGTACTACAATCTCTTCCATCATTCTCCTCCTAGTAAGAGATACACGACTCGAACAATCATCCAGATAACTTCCCAATTCATAGTAAACCTCCTTGCTTACTGGGACATAGATAGAAAAGTGCCTGAAAAATAGGGGTCAACGCACTATAGGTTGTCAGCTGCCGAACGCGCTGCATCTTCCCAATCGTTGCGATCTTTCTTGAGATCCTCAACCTCCAGCTTGAGTGCCTCGCACTGCTCGTCCATGCGCTTCAATGACATCTCAGCCTCAGTCAGCTTATTTTGTAACTGTTCACGATCATTAAACAATTCAGCGACCTTATCTCGATACTCTGCGACCTGATCTCGCAGTGACGCATTGTCCTGCTCAAGATGCTTGATGCGTATCGTCATGCCGAACAGCTTCTTAATGTTTATCTTCACATTCATTCCATCATCTCCTTCATGTCTAAGTAACAGGAAACACACAGGCCTACTAGATACGCAGCAGCCCAGATACAAACCGTAATTAACAGTGTCATTGATTAACCTCATAGGGAAAGGGGAAAGGGACTAAGGTAAAGGCAACTGATCAAGGAGCTTCGCGTACTTATCCGGCTTGGGATCGTTGCCAAGTTCTTCGTCGATCACACCGATCATGTTCTCAAGCTCCTCGACTTGAGACTGATCCGCATCGTCTAGTGCTATCTGCCGACAGCAGTCGATGTCATAGTGAAAGCGGATATGAGCACGGTAATAGCGCAGTCCCATGACTACGTAATTCCACTCATCTTCAGAGAACGTAATAGTGTGAGGCATAATGCCACCTCCATAGGGAAAGGGGTAAAGAACAATCCAACTCACCCAGCGCTGTCACCACTGGGCGGCTTGGAGGGCTCTTACAGCTTCAGTCCTTCGACTGCATACTCAGCAATCACCCCACCGGCGATCTTCTTCTTCAGTGCCTCGATCTCCGCAAGCAACTCCTGCTTCTCCTCAAGCAGCTTCGCCTGCGCCTCGATCGCCTTCATCGCAGACGGTACATACTCCTCCTTGCACTTGATCGCACCAGCAACGCACAGACCAAGAACAACAGGGGCAACGATCGCAATAGCAATAACCTTCATAACTAACTCCTCAAAGGAAAGGGAAAAGAGATAGACAGCAACTACAGTGTCACTGCCTACATATAGAAAAGCACCTGAAATATAGGGCTAATCAATCAACCCTCCATACACACGGTATAGAGGGCTGTTTGACGAGTCCTACTCGCTACACAGAGTCGCAGGCCTTACGTTGTGATACGCTTTGTTGTGGATCGCATGGAAACCCACAGCATCCGCACACTCATCATCCACTACCGAATCATCCACTATCGATCGGAACGACCGGCTTCGATCACGCACCTTGCCATAACACCACGTAGCCAATACCCATCCGCGATACGCCGTATAACACCATGCAAACAATGTGAAGTATTCCATTGCTATAGTCTCCACAGCCAGTCAGCAGGTAACTCAACCGGATACCTCGTTGCTGGCTACAGATAGAAACACACCTGAAATACAGTGGTACAATGCACAGCAGCAGAGGACATAAATACACAGGCAGATACAGCAATACATACAACCAACCACAAGATGTAGTGGTCAGTAGCAACAAGAAGCACAAGATGTTGTGGACGACTCACAAATAAAGAGTTTTTTGCGTTTGTCACACTTACGAACGTAAACATGACGCTTTTGTTCTCGCAAACAAGACAAACAAACAAAGCACCCTTTCCCCCTTTTTCGTTTTACACTTTACTTACGTCCCCCTCCTGATTTTTTTCCCAAAATAGCGTTAGGTCGTCTTATGTCTGAGTTATACGGTGATTTAGCGATTCGTTTACCGTTCGACGAGAAGTTGGAGGGTCCGATTGACAAGGAGCAGTATTTGCTTTCTTTGCAGGAGGAGTTTCCTGATTTTTTCCCTGAGGGTGGTGATTTACGTGATCAGCGGATTGATTTAGCGGCGAAGTTCCGTGATGATTACTTTAATGCGATAGCGGATTACTATGGATTAGATTTGGCGAATGATCGTGCTGCGGTGATGGAGCGTTCTCGTGATTTCCAGCCTGTGTGGGAGAATGAGGCTCAGCGTCAGGCTGAGACGATGGTTCATGGGGACAGTCACGATGGTTCTACGGCAGAGACGTATCGTTTACCGCCGGATGCGGTTCCAGTGATGGATGCGCATCGTCGTTGGGAGTTCATGCATCGTTTGTTGGATCCTGAGGTAGCATTGACGGCATCTGACGTTGACATTGGGATGAATGGTGGTGGTGAGTACTGGCGTCGTGGCAATATCCCGATGAATTGGTTTCCGGGACAGCGCCGGAAGATACTGCCTACATCGAATGGTCCTGCGTATTTTGATGCTCAGGAGAAGAGCAGTGCGATGGGCGAATTTGCTCAGGCTGGTCGTGGTGATACGACATCTGCGATTTTCAATGCGATGGAGCCGTTATTTGGTGTATCTGCGTATCGTGAGTCTATGGCTGGTAATGCTGACACTATGGGTCGGAACATTGGTCAGACGTATAACGAGAATGTGATGAAGCAGGGTGCAGGTGGTGTTAAGACGAGTCAGTTGCCTGTATTCCAGCCAGATGGAACCCCCACAACGAGAATTCAACAGTTATTGGCTCAGCAGAAGTCGGATCGTCATTACAACGAGAATTATCAGGGTATTGATCCTGAGCAGCACATGACACCGTTTGCGGATTACTATGGGTTGTCGGATGAGACGGTTGAGGAGTGGGCTCCGACATTTGATCGTGCTGCTGACTATTTGGACTTATCTTTGCTTGCGACTATCCCTTTGGGTTATGGTGCAGCGGCTACAGCGGCGAAGACGGCAGCGAAGTCATTTAGGCCGATTGCGAGGGGTTCGAAGTATTGGATGCCGGGTAAATTGAGTAATATTCGTGATTTAGCCCTGAAGTTCAATGAGGGTGGTACTGAAGTATTGCAGAACGAGGGTTTAGCGGCTGGTTTGGGTGCTGCACTTGGTGGTGGTGAGCCTGAGCATTGGTCTGGTCGCAAAGAGGGTGAATCGCGCGAAAGCTGGCACGCGCGAAACGCGATAGACCGCGCGAACACGATTCAGGCTGATTACGAGGCTGATCAAGCGAACCCACCTGTTGCGGTTCGTCATGTTCGTGATGCTGTTCGTCGTGGTGGTGAAGGTTTGCCTAATTTGATTCGTCAGAACAAGTTTCTTCAGGAAGAAGCGATGAATATAGCGGCTGAGAATCAGGCTAAGGAGGATCAGCGCCGCGAGGAGTTTGAGAAGCCTATTTCAAAGTTGATGTTGGAACATATGGGGCGATAAATAAAATACTGTGTTTTACGTCGTTGGCACACTGAACATGTGTATACTTCTGGCAACTCGCTTTATAAGGAGGAGCCATGAGCGAAGAATTACCCCAAGACTCTACCCCTGCTGTTGAATCTACCCCTGTTGAGAGCAGTGCGGCCCCTGAGCCAGTAGAGCAGACGAGTACCGAGAATGTTTCACCTGAACCGACGCAATCTGTTTGGGACTCTTTCAAAGGACTGCCTGACTTTGAAGGTCAGGACGAGCGTAGCATTGCTCAAAGTCTTTATGAATCGTTTGAGCGCGAGAAGGCTGCTACCCGTTCCCTTCAACAGTACCAGCAGCTTATTCCGTATGCTCAAGAGTATCTTGAGAACAAGGATGCGTTTGAGCAGTACAAGCAGGGACAAGCGCAGCCCCAGCAAGTTCAGCAACCTGCGCCTGCTCCTCAGGCTGAAGAACCGCAGTCGTGGTGGAATCCGCCAGCGGTTAAGCCGGAGCATAAGCGATATCTTGTACGCGATGAGAATGGGCGAGAGGCGGTTGCCGAGAATGCTCCATTGGATGCGCGTTACGCGATAGAGAATTACTTAAACCATCGCGCAGAGTTTGCGCAGAAGTTTCTTGACAATCCAGAAGAAGCTTTGGGTCCGATGGTACAGCAGATGGCGATGCAGCAGGCTCAAGAGATGATTGAGCAGGAGCTTGGTGCTCGTGACGAGACTCAGCACGTTTCTAGTCTTGAAGCTGAGAATGCTGATTGGCTTTACGAGGCAGATGGAAGGACGCCAACGAAAGAGGGATTAGCTGTTCAGTCTTATATTCAGCAGGCTGTAGACATGGGAATCAACGGTGTAGAGCAGCGTTGGAACTATGCAACGTCTATGGTTGAGCGTGATTTATTGAATCAGCGTCATGCTGCGCAGGCTCAGGCAGCGCAGGCCCAGCAATTTCAGCAATCATTACCACCGCAACAAGCTGCTCCAGCCCCGCAGGAACCGGCTCCTGTTGCACAAAATTCAGCTGAAAAGGACATAGAGTTTCTTAGACGGGAAGCTTCGCGCAACCCGAGTCACGGTGGTGGAAATACTAAACAGGGTGGAGGAGAGGCCTCCGCTGGAACTTTTGAAGATCGGCTGAAGTCTCAACTTCAACGAGATAACTTAATTTGAAAAGGACATACTGATGGCGTCAAGCACTGATTGGGCAAGGACGATCGGTACGACACTTGTCCTTCATTTGAAGGAGGAAGAGCTTGCTACTTTTCGTAAGTATAAAATCTTCGCCCTTCTTGAAGGCAGTGGTCGTGTCGCAATGAATCAAGGTGGTCGTGGCTTCGACTGGGAAGTCAGATACCGTAATCAACCTGTGACCTCGAATACTGGCGAGTCGCCACGTGTCTTCGCACGTCACAACTTGTGGCAGCGCGCAAACCTCCCATACAGAGGTTACAGCGTGACTGACATGGTAACGAAGCGAGAGATGCTCGAAAATCGTGGCGTTTCCCAGCTTATCGACGTAGCCGGTAAAATGGCAAGTCGACTTCAAGAGTCAATGCAAGAGCAACTTGGTCAGGAGATTTACATTGACGGTAATGCACCGGGTAATGAAAATCGCTGGCATGGTCTTGAGTCGATCTTTGGAACAGATGGTGAAACCATCAAGATTGACGACGGCACATTCCGAGCAGCTAATGCAGCTGACCCGTTTGCCGCACCTAACGATGTCTACGCCGGTCTTAGCACTGAGCTAGGCGCACTTGGTGGAGCACAGCGAGATGAGTTCTGTGATGGCTCAACTCCTTGCTCATGGCCATACGTTCCATGTGATCCAGAGTACGATTACTACTCACCGTTGATTGTGAACTACACATCATCTTACTTTGAAGGTGAGAATCAAACTTGGAAAGATCAGTGCATCGAAGCAATGCGCGAAGGTGTACAACACGCTAAGCGAAACGATACGAAAGAGTCGCAGATTGACCTTATCTTGCTCAATCGAAAACTCTACATCGATTTCTTAAATCGCTTGGATTCACGTGAGCGAGCAATCGTCACCAAGACCGCTGGTCTCCGAAGCTATGGCTTTGGCGATGTAGTCGAACTCGATGGTATCGAAACATCGACTGAATACGCCATTCCAACAGGCTGTGGCTATGCACTATCCATTGGAAACATGGAAATGAAGTGCATGGAAGGTCAGCTGATGACTGGCGAAGGTCCATACTACAACGAAGAACTTCAGGCGCATCGTTACGCTGTAAGCGTGCTTGCCAACCTTAAGTTCAAGAGTCCACGTAACTTTGTTAAATTTGCACCCGTAGCATAACCTTAAGGAGCAGTTAAAGTGTCAACACTTACAGCAGATCCGAAGTTCGCTCGCGGTACTGTGCTCGGGATCAATTACTCGTACTACGATACCGAGAACAATCCGCAGGATCTTCAAATTGGAACAGGTCAAGGAGTTAAGGGAGTCCATTCGGTCTTCCGAGACGAAAACCCACACGATGGGAAACTCCAAAGTAATCTAACCGTAGAGTGTGTCGCCGTTAAAAATGCAAGCGGTGACGTGCTGACAGCAGGTACAACTGTCAAGCTTGATCCTACTAAGGGTCTTGGCGAGACAACTACCGACGCTGACTCAACGCTTTACGGTATTGTCGATGAGTGGCTCACAGCACCAGTTAAAGACGGCGAAGTCTGCTGGGTAGTAGTGAGAGGTCCATCAGCAGCAGTAGCGGCTGGTGATGATCCAGCAACTGGCAAGACTGTCAAGTCCAAAGACGCCGATGGCGCCGCAGTTGACTTAACAGGCATCTTGGTAGTTGGTTCAGACGCTCACGGCATGTAATCGACCTCTGATGGGGTAGAGGGACAGCGGGGGTCAGCAGGTCTTGCACTTGCTGGCCCCTTTGCCTATAATGTTCGCGTTTCTACCCACAGGAGGTGATTATGGATATGCCAGAAGAACGAGAGCAGACTGACGAAGAAGTACGCGCGTCCTTAAATAAGCTAAGTGAAGTGCTTCACGAACACGGCGTAATAGGGGATGGGCCGGATAGTTTGACTGAAGAATACCGGCAAAAGCGAAAAATATGGGCTTCTCAGTGGAACTAGCAGGACTGAACACCTGTATACTAGGAGGTAAGGTTTCATCCCTTGCCTCCTTTTTTTATGCGCTATGGACAAGAAAGTTTGCAGTGAGTGTGGAAAGACTCTTCCTGTTGAAGAGTTTGAGTTGACAGAAGCTGGAAATAGACGTCAAAGGTGTGACCCATGCAGGAAAACGAGAGAACGCCGAATGGCTCAAGAGCGAAACGAACGAACGATGGAGAGTCTGGAGAAGGAGAGCGTATCTACGTTTCTGAAAGCAGCCTCCAAAGGCGGCGAGAATGTCCCCCACATCTCGGAATTGCTGGAACGAACAATGACACTCTTTGGCGGGAGTGGTGGTTTCGCTCAGGCTCTGGTGAAACAATTCTTCGATGCGACTCCGGGCAGTGCAGCTCGGACCCGAATATTGGAGACGCTGACAAAGCTAACAGTCCAGACGTCGGAGATGGGCGCCAGTAAGAAACCTTTAGAGCTTTGGTCAGACGAAGAGCTTGAAGGCGAATTGAATCAACGTCTTGAGACGATGGCAGCAACATGGAGGGTAATCGATGCCACGCCAGAACAGCCAGAACTTCAAAGGATTGAGTCAACTCCAGAACCCGAAGAGTACGACACAATCCCAGAGGGATCAGCTCCTCGAGATCCAGAAGGAAATCTCCCAGAGGTCGATAGAAGCGATCAAGATGTATCAACCGAGTCCGATACAGGACGAGATGCATCAGAGCAGCGCGAGTGAAGTTCTAGTCATTGGTGGTAACAGATCCGGTAAGTCTTTATCGACTTTCATGGAGGATGCACGCGCTGTTACTGGCCAAGACCCCTATGGCAAGTACCCACAAGAAAACGGGAATCTTTGCATCATTGGTAGGGATTGGAAGCACATAGGCATGGTTGTTTACCCTATGTTGTTCAAAGCCAATGCGTTCAAGATCATTCGTGATGAGAAGACGGGTGAATGGCGCGGCTATAATCCTTCGATTGATGGCGATCGCAAGGAGGACGCTAAACCTGCACCGCCAATGATCCCACCCAGATTCATAAAGAAAATATCGTGGCTCTTAAAATCATCATCATACATACAGAGTTGTGAGTTACATAATGGCTGGACAATATACTTTTTCTCTTCGGAGGGCGACCCGCCTCAGGGCTTCCAAGCCGATAGAGTACATATCGATGAAGACATCGCCAATGAGCAGTGGTTGCCAGAAATGCAGGCTAGGCTTGCCGACCGCAAGGGTTGCTTGGCATGGAGCGCCATGCCGCATTCAAAGAACGACGCACTTCTTGGGCTGTCTGAACGGGCAGACGCTGCGGTGGAAGCGGGCGAAAAGGAAAGGGATATTGAGAAGTTCGTCTTACGATTCCTCGACAATCCGCACATCGATGAGGAGGAGAAGCGCAAGAACGTTGAGAGATGGAGTGCGCTGGGAAATGATGTACTCAGAATGCGCAGTGAGGGAGAATTCGTCACCGACTCTATCTTGGTCTTTCCTACCTTCACAATGAGCGTGCATGGTTACGACCGTGCTTCTTTACCACACAACCAAGTCCCCGATGATTGGTGCCGATATGTTGCGATCGATCCCGGACACAGTACTTGTGCTGCTCTTTTTGCTGCTGTGCCTCCTGATGGTGATACTCTTCTGATATATGACGAGATGTACATTCGCCAGTGTACGGCGCAGATGTTTGGTGATTGGTTCAAGAAGAAGACCCAGAACCAGATATTCCATGCGTTCTTCTTGGATATGCACGGTGGTCGGATACGAGAGATTGGGTCAGGTCGTCTGCCAGCAGAAATATACGCAGAACAGCTGAGGCTGCACGATATATCCAGTACAATTAGCGGTCATTCATTCATAGCTGGATCTGATGATGTACAAGGACGAATTGCTGAAACACAGAAGTATCTCTATGTCAGAGGTGAGACAGGAACGCCAACGTTGAGAGTGTTGCGCCAAGCGTGTCCAAACCTTGAGAGAGAACTCAAGAGATACAAAAAGAAAACTCAATATATTGCTGGAGCGATGCATGTTACTGATGCGCCAAACACGAAAGGTGATTGTCACGCTGCTCAGTGCATGGAGTACCTATGTGCTGCTCGCCCCAAGTACCACAAGCCGCCAGTTGAGACTCAAGAGGAAGAACACTGGCTGGTGAAGCACTATCAGCGTTTGCGTAAGGAGCGCAGGCAAGAGACGAAGAACTACATCAATCTTGGACCCGGAGGATGATATGAAAGCCCCAGAATTACGACCCGGCGATACTGTACTGTTTTACCCTGACCCACTCACAGACCAGAACCCTATGTTGGGCTGGGCTTTAACAGCGATACGAACCAACGAT